CGATCGCGAACGACATCGCTCCCTATGTCAAACAGTACCCAGTCGAGACAGTGGCTTATTCTAAGAGAACTGCGTCGGCTATAGCTGCTCGATTAGTTCCCGCTGGGATTCCGATCTCAGACATCGACGGCGCACTGTACGGCCAAGCATGCGACGAATTGTTAGGAGCAATAACATCGAAGAGACTACGACACGATCCGAAACAGACAGAACTCTCCAAGCAGATCTTATCAGCTGCGAGACTTCCGTTCGGAGATGGTGGCTGGACTATCGGGCGGAGAGCTTCACAGTCGACTGTCTGCGCGACGGTTGCTACTGCGTTAGTCACTCATTACGCGACACGCCCACCGATGGATCTTGACATCATGGTCGGATAGGAGTAACGCGTTCTCTAGAATTAGGACATGGGTTTATTAGATCTATTTACTTCCAAGGCTAACGCCGAGTCTCCAGCTGCTTCTATTAACATAGAGGCCGCGGAATCGCTTTACCCTGTAAACACTCTTAACTCTCTCGGCGGCTATTACTTCATGGGTAATCAGACCGCCACTCGTACCGAGGCGATGGGCGTTCCAGCCTTAGCTCGCGCGCGTAACATAATCTGTTCTTCTCTTGGATCTTTCCAAATGCACACTCGCAACATCGCAACAGGCGAGAAAGTGCAACAGCCGCGTGTTATTAATCAGCCAGATCCAAGAATCGCAGGTTCTGCGTTCTGGTCATGGCTAGCCGAAGACATTCTGTTCTATGGTTACGGATACGCGCGCGTAATGCAACGCTATGCCGACACTGGTCGCATTCAAGCGATGGAAAGAATAGATCCTCTTCGCGTGACTGTTACTACTAACGGAAACGGAACAGAGATCGACGGTTATTCAGTCGATGGACTTGTAATCGATCCGAGCGAATTAGTCGTCTTTACTGGACTCGATGAAGGAATCTTAAATCGCGCTGGCCGCACTATCCGCGCAGCTTCGGCGTTAGAAAAAACGGCTTACGACTTCGCAATAAATCCGAATCCACAAACTATCTTAAAAAACTCTGGCGTCGCACTTCCGAAAGATCGTGTGGCTGCGTTAGTAGCAGCGTTTAAGAATCGCACTTCTAAAGCTGTTACATTCTTAAACGGAGACGTATCGATCGAGACTGTCGGTTACGATCCTAAGAATCTTCAACTTAACGAAGCTCGCGGGTATTTAGCTCTCGAACTATGCCGCGCGGCCGGTCTTCCCGCTTATTTTGCAAGTGCAGAGCCGAACAGCTTTACTTACTCGAACGCAGTAAGCGAAAGACGTTCTCTAGTCGATTATTCACTGCGTCCGCTTATGACTGTCATAGAGCAACGAATGAGCCTTAGTGATTTTACTCCACTAGGACAAGACGTTAAGTTCGATCTAGACGACTTCTTACGTGGCAATCCTTACGAGCGCGCGCAAGTGTACGAAATACTAAATCGAATCGGTGCTATGTCGATCGAAGAAATACGAGAAGAAGAGGATCTACTTCTATGAAAATAACTACACCAATGAACATCACAGCGGCAGATTCTAACTCGCGCACTATTAGCGGGCGTATCGTCGCATTCGAGGAAGCTGCTAACGCTTCTACTGGAAAAGTCGTATTTGCAAAAGGTTCGATCGCTCCAGCTTCCGTAAAACTAAACTTAGAACACGATCGTACTCGTCCAATCGGAAAGACTATGGACATGACACTAAACGAAGATTCGATCGACGCAGTCTTTAAGATTACAAACACTACAGCGGGAACGGACGCGCTTACCGAAGCGATGGACGGACTTCGCGATGGCTTTTCGATCGAGTTAGCTGTAGACGATTACATCATGCAGAAGGACGGCACTATGCGCGTTCTTGCTGGAGAATTGACAGGCGTCGCACTCGTAACAGAGCCAGCGGTTCGTTCGGCTCGCGTTAACGAAGTAGCGGCAACAGAAGGCGAAGAAGTCGCCGAAGAGATCTCCGATTCCACAGTGGAAGAGGAAGTAACACCAACAACAGAAGGAGACGAAGTGGACAACACCGTCACAAACGCGGAAACCGTCGAGACGGTCGAAGCTGCTCAGTCAATCACAGCCGCAGCGAAGCCAATCGTAGGCGGATCATTCACCAAGCCACGCTTAGAGTTCACAGCTGCTAAGTATGTGGAAAACACTATTCGCGCAGCGATGGGCGACGATTCAGCTCGCCAGTACGTTCTCGCAGCCGATAACACGACAGATAACGCAGGTCTAGTTCCTACTCGCCAGATGGCAGAAGTAGTTAACGGACTATCTACAACTATCCGTCCATCTATTGACGCAATCTCTCGCGGAACTCTTCCAGACGCTGGAATGACTTTCGAGATTCCTAAGATTACAGCTGCGCCTACTGTTGCAGTAGTAGCAGAAGATGGAGCTCCAAGCGATACAGACCAAAACTCCGCGTTCATTTCGGTGGACGTTAAGAAGTTCTTTGGCTCTCAGACATTTTCTGTTGAGCTTCTCGACAGAACTTCTCCAGCGTTCTTTGAGGAACTAATTCGTAACATGGCCGCAGCCAAGGCTAAAGCGGAAAATGCTTACGTTAACGGTCTTCTCATTTCAGGATCTTCAACAGACGCTACTACTACAGTTACTTATCCAACAGCTGCCGAACTACTTGGAATTATTTCTCGTGGAGCTGCTTCTGTTTATGGTGCTACAGCTGGACTCCCTACTCCATTCGCCAAGTCACTTATCGCGTCAACTGGCCAGTGGGCTAACTTGATGACACTTAACGACAACGGACGCCCAATTTATAACGCAGCTCAACCACAGAACGCGGGCGGAGTAGTTCGTCCAGATTCTCTAGTAGGTAACGTCGCGGGCTTGAATCTATTCGTAGATCCAACTAATGGCGGCGATGGCGACGGAACTCTTCTAGTCGTTAACCCAGACGCTTACACATGGTACGAAGGACCTACGTTCCGCCTACGCGCAGACGTAATCGCTTCTGGCCAGATTACAGTCGGTTACTACGGTTATGGCGCACTAGCTACCAAGATCGCAGCTGGCGCATTCAAGAATAACAAGGCGTAATCCGAATAAATCAGACATCGACTAGTTCGCTCCCGAGCTAGTCGAGTAGTAGAAGGGAAGAGCTAATGCCTAACATAATTACAGCTGCACAGCTGCGATCCGTCCTTGGCGTTAGCTCTTCTCTCTATGATGACGCTTATCTAAACGACATCATCGACACAGCGGAGCAGGTTATTCTCCCGCTTCTTATTCAGAACTCTACAGCTGTAATCGAGTACGAGCTGAACACTAACGTCGCGACGTTCTTTACTCGTCGGACACACCCGTTCGTCGTAGGGCAGTCCATCGTCGTAACTGGTCTTCCAGCTCCATTTACAGCTACTCACACTCTTACAGTTATTACCGATTCTTCATTCTCCGCAGCTTTAACATCGGCAGACGTAACACGTCGCCAGATCATTCCGAACGGAATGGCAACTCTTAGCGGCTATTCAGCTGGGACTCTCTACGTGGGTAACGCGTCGATCGAGTCCGCTATCTATGCAGTATCGATAGAAGTCTTCCAATCTCGCACAGCTGCGGGTGGTCAGATCGAAGGGCTGGACTTCGCTAGTTCGCCTTACCGAATGGGCCGTAGTCTTCAGAATCGTGTAATCGGCCTCTTAGGTAATTACATCGACGTCGAAGTAATGGTCGGCTAATGCCAGCCAGTTCGATTCTAAGTAGCGTTCGCACTCCACTAAAGACAGCCATCGCAGGAGTAGCGGCTAACACCTACGATTCAGTTCCAGAAGCTCCGATCGTTCCGTTCGCGGCGATCGTTCCTAATACGCCTTACTTACAGCCGAGCTTCTTGGGTAAAGGAAACGTAAAGCTAAAAATTAATTTAGTTATGACCGTAGGCGTAGCGATCTACGATAATCAGAGCGCACTCGATAACATCGAACAGCTCGTAATTAGCATTCTGGCGGCTATTCCGTCAGGGTACGAAGTCGGGGACGTATCGAATCCGATTCCGTTAAACATAGGCGCGTCAGAGATTCTCGCGTGCGAGATTCAACTTTCGACTTATTACACACAAACAAACTAGGAGACCAACATGGCCACGACCGTAATTACAGGGCGCGATCTTTCGGTTACGATCGCGACCAAAAACTATAACGAGCAAGCTACAAGCGCAACGCTAAGCGGCGACGTAACGATCGAAACTTACGACACGCTTTACTCTAAGGCTTATCGTTCAATCGATAAGCAGTGGACGTTCGACGTCGAAATGCTTGCAGACTGGGGCGCGACAGATTCACTCTGTGAAGCTCTATGGACTGCTGCAGAAGCAGCTCCGAACACGACTCTAGCAATCTCGCTAACAGCTGTTACAGGTGCAGTCTTCGCGTTCAACGTTCTACCAATTTTCCCAAGCGTCGGCGGTTCAAGCCCAGACGCTCAAACTGTAACGCTATCCTTTACAGTAGTGGGAACACCTACAGAGACATTCAGCTAAAAAACAGAATCGGGAGCAAAAATGAAACTAAACATCGAAGTCGAATACTTCTCAGGAGAGGCCGTTACATTCGTGGCGGCTTCTCCCGAGTGGTCGAAGTGGGAAAGCAAAACTGGAAAGACTATCCAGCAAGCCGAGACGATCGGAGTAAACGATCTTCTCTTTCTTGGCTATCAAGCCATGAAGCGAGAAGCTGCGGGAACTCCAGTCAAGCCTTACGAGGTCTGGATCGAAACGGTCGCGGAAGTCTCAGCGAGTAACGCAAACCCAAAAGCTTCCCCGCTGGAAGCTTAAATCGGCTAATCGTCGAGCTAGCCATCGCGACTCAAATCCCGATGAGCGAGTGGCAGACAGCGGAGCAAATACTTACAGCTATAGAGATTCTGGAGAAACGGAATGGCAGATAAGAAAGGCCGCGGCACTTATGCCATTACCGTAGATCCTTACGAGTTTAAGAATCTGCTTGGCCTTTTAGGTTCATTCCCCGCCGAGTATCAGCAACTCGTCCGAGATCGAGCTTTACCTTTATCTAAACGTCTAGCTGGTCAACTTATGATGAGCGCACAAGCCGCGCCAGCTCCACAGACTAAACTCGTAGCCGAAACGATTACGCCTAAACGCGATCGTCTTATTCGCGTCGACATCGGTGGCCCTAAGAAGGTCGGTCGAAAGTACGGCGGAGAAGCTTCTAAGAGTGGTAAGGGAAACAGAGTCCGCCAGAACGCAGCTCCAGCGGGCGCGCTCTTATGGGGAACGGAATACGGTTCTCATGGCGGCGTGGACTCCATCGGTCGACCATTCACGAATAGATTTAAGACTCCTTACAATAAGCGCGGCTACTGGATCGCTCCAGCTGTGGATTATTACGTTCCGATCATCGCTCGCGAATACGCGTTAATGGTTCAACAAATCGCGGACGAATTGAGGTTTAAGTAATGGCTGGCATTCCTAAAGTAAAGATAACTTTCGACGCCGATTTCGACGAATTAAAGAAGGGCGTTAAAGGCGCGCAAAATGAAGTCGAAGGCTTCTCTAGCAAGATCGGCAAGTTCGGCAAGGTAGCCGCTGCCGCTTTCGCAGCCGCCACAGTGGCCGCCGCCGCTTACGCGGGGAAGCTTCTTATCGATGGCGTTAAGTCAGCAATCGCAGACGCAGCAGCTCAGGAGAAACTCGCTTTAACCTTAAAGAACGTTACGGGAGCAACAGACGCCCAGATCAAGGCGACCGAGTCTTACATAACGAAAACATCGCTGGCGTTTGGCGTCACAGATGACGATCTTCGCCCATCACTCGAACGCTTAGCTCGCGCAACTGGCGACGTAGAAAAAGCCCAGAAACTCCAAGCATTAGCTTTAGACATAAGTGCGGGCAGCGGGAAAAGTTTAGAAGCGGTTTCGAGCGCGCTAGCCAAGGCAACAGAAGGCAGCACTACGGCTCTGGGTAAGTTAGGCGTCGGACTTTCTTCTGCTCAGTTAAAAACTCTTTCGATGGACGAAATTACTAAGAAGCTTGCAGATACTTTCGCCAATCAAGCTTCGACAAAAGCCGACACATTCCAAGGAAAATTAGATCGACTTACTATCGCATTCGATGAAGGTAAAGAGACAGTAGGTTCTTTCGTACTCGACGCGATTACTCCGATGGTTACGATCTTCGTAGACAAGGTAATTCCAACTCTTTCTAAAATGGCAGAGTCAATCGGTAAAGATTTAGAAGGTCCGTTTAAGAGTGTTAAAACAGTTCTTACAGACTTCCTAGTTCCAGCTTTTAAGGCTCTCTATAGTTACCTATTTGATTATGTCGTTCCATTCTGGGCTAGTGTATTCGGCCCAGCCATTCAAGGAATCTCAACAGCTTTCGGAAAAGTTAGCGCAGCTATTAAAAACAACGAAGATGATCTAGCTCCCTTATTTACACTCTTTAAGTCCGTCGCTGGATTCGTAAGAGACACTATGGGCCCAGCTATCGGAACGATTCTAAAGGTCGCTTTCGAGGTCCTTGGTACGGCTATCTCTGGCGTCATTACTGGCGTCTCTAAAGTCGTCGGATTCTTGGGCGACATGATCGATAAGGTAAAAGACTTTATAAGATTAGTTAAAGAGAATCCGATCGTTTCTGGAATCTCTGGACTTATCGATCGCGTATTCGGTGGAGCGCGCGCTATGGGTGGCCCTGTTAGTTCTGGAACGTCTTATCTGGTCGGTGAGCAAGGCCCAGAACTGTTTACGCCTAATCGCAGCGGGCAGATCGTTCCTAACGGTGCGTTAGGCGGTGGCGGCGGTTCTGTTATTAATTTAACTGTTAACGGAGCAATCGATCCAGAAGGTACAGCCCGAGCGATTATTAACGTCCTAAATAATTCAAGCTATCGCGGAACTCTTGGATCGGGTGCTTTCGCGTGACACTCTGGAATCCAGAATGGCGCGTTCTAATTAATGGCGTCGATTATCAAGAAGTTACACTGGCCAGCGTCCAGATAACGAGTGGCCGAACTTCCGTTTATGAGCAGCCAGTCGCGGGCTATTGCTACATCGAACTAATTAACTTACAGAATACTTCTTACCCTTTTACAGTAGGTAACGAAGTCCTTATCTCGATTAAAGATTCCACTGGAACTTACGTCGATCTTTACGGCGGCTTTATCAGCGACATCGAGATAAGCGTCGTGTCAGCTGGATCGACTGCCTACGTTACTAGCGCGCGCATTACTGCACTCGGCGCACTGTCTAAACTGGCTCGGGCTAACTGGGAACTGGCTCTAGCCAAAGATTACGATGGCGATCAGATTTACAACATTCTTTCGGATTTACTTCTTAACATGTGGAACGAAGTCGCTCCCGCTTTGCAGTGGTATCAGTACGATCCGACGACGACATGGGCTAACGCGGAAAACGTCGGACTCGGACAAATCGATCAGCCTGGACAATACGAAATGGTAAACCGATCAGCCGACCCAGTCTCTAGTTACACGTTAGCCTCTCAGATTGCAGAATCGGGACTGGGCTATCTTTACGAAGATGGTTCTGGTCGTATCGGATACGCCGACGCATTACATCGACAGAATTATCTTGCAGCTAATGGCTATACCGAAATCTCAGCGAGTCAGGGAATCGGCGTGGGATTAAAGTCCGTTACTCGTAGCGGCGACGTTCGTAACTTTATTACTATTAATTACAATAATGGATCTACGTTAACCGATAGCCAAGCGGCTTCTATCTCCGAGTTCGGTAAGTTCGCCGAAATCTGGGACACAAACATAGAAAAGACAGTCGACGCCACTCTAGCTCTGGAACGCCGTCTACAGCTTAAATCTTACCCACAAGCATTCTTCGACTCGATTCAGTTCCCTATCGCTTCTCCAGACATTGACGACGCCGACCGCGACGCACTATTAAAGATTTTTATGGGAATGCCGCTGCGCGTAACAGATCTTCCGCTTAACATCGTCGATAGTGTCTTCGAGGGTTACGTGGAAGGCTGGTCTTTTACGGCCAGTTATAACTCGCTCTTTATTACGATAAACGCTTCTCCGCTGGAGTTCTCCCAAGTGACACTCCGATGGAATCAAGTCAATTCGAGCGAGTCATGGAATACAATTAGCCCAACTCTAATTTGGGAAGACGCGACAGGAGCAGTGGCATAGATGGCAACGGTAACGCCTAACTTTAATTTTCCAGTTCCACAATCGACAGACCTTGTAAAAGACGGCGCGACAGCGATCGCAGCTCTTGGAACTTCTATAGACACTCAGTTCGTCGATCTTAAAGGTGGGACGACTGGACAGATCTTGGCTAAAGCTTCTGCGACAGATCTAGACTATTCATGGATTGCAAACGACCAAGGTGATCTTACAGCTATTACGGCGGGTACTGGAATCTCTGTAACTTCTGGCACTGGCCCGATTCCGACAGTAGCAATCGACACTGCGGTAACTGTTGATCTAACTACTGCACAGACTTTAACAAATAAAACTTTAACAGCTCCAAAAATCTCATCGACATACACAGCCAAAACGGATAACTACACTTTTGCATCAGGCGACGAGGGCAACATTTTTTCCATGAATGCTGCAACTGCTAAACAATTTTCAATCCCTACAGACGCTACTTTCAATTTTGCTGTAGGTACGGAGATTAACGTTTTCTGGATTACAGGCGCGGGACAGCCAACGATCGGCGCAGTAACTTCGGGAACGACGTCAGTCATTTCAACAGGTGCGACAAGTGCCACACCTAAATTACGCGTTGCTAATTCTGGTGCTACGTGTAAAAAACTAGCTGCTAACTCATGGATCGTTTTTGGAGATTTAGCATAATGACTCCCATGCTTGGCATTATGGCCAGCGGCATGAGCGGCAACTTGAAACCGATTGTAACTGGTGGAACTTTGACTTCCGACGCTACCTATTTTTATAGAACATTCACTGCTAACGGCACTCTTGGAGTTTCTAACGGAACGATTAACGTCTCGTCGATGATGGTCGCAGGTGGCGCAGGATCGAACTTTGGTGGTGGTGGTGCTGGTGGTTTATTGTTTACATCGAGCAACTCTATTAATTCAGATAAAAACATAGTTATCGGTGCAGGTGGTGGGGCTGGTACAAACGGCAACAATTCAACGTTTAACGCATTAACTGCAACTGGCGGCGGTACAGGTGGAAACTCTGGACAAGCTGGTTCTAATGGTGGATCGGGCGGTGGCGGCGGCTTCAGCCTTGCTGGTGGAACTGGAGTTGTAGGTCAAGGTAAGGACGGCGGTGCTGGTGCTTCACCTGCATACGGCGGCGGCGGCGGTGCTGGCGTAGCTGGTGGAAGCCCAGCAGGAAGTGTTGGCGGATCGGGCGGAAATGGATCATCGACTTATACGACATTCGGATCGGTTACGGGAACAGGCCAAAACGTTTCAGGGACTTATTACTATGCAGGTGGTGGAGCTGGTGGTGGAACAACTACGGCTAATAGCGGTGTAGCAGGTTACGGCGGTGGTGGACGAAACGGTGCAGGAGCAGCAAACACAGGCGGCGGCGGTGGCGTAGACGTAGCTGTCGCTAACTATGCGGGCGGTTCTGGAATTGTAATTATTCGATACTTGAAGGCGGACGTGTAATGTCACACTGGGCAGAGATAGATTCTAATAACATCGTGCTTCGCGTAACTACTGGAGACAATAACGATCCAGCAGGTGACGAGGGTTATCAATGGCTTATTGATAATCTTGGCGGCACTTGGATTCAGACTTCTTATAACAATAACTTTCGAGGGATCTACGCGGGTATCGGATTTATTTATGATGAAGAAAATGACGTGTTTATCAATCCCTCTAAATCCGAACTTGAAACGGAAGGAATAATCTAAACATGATTTATCCAGAAGGCACAGCTGCGGCAGTCGTCGAGGTAGCACTGGCCGAAGTCGGCACAGTCGAGCAAGGCGATAACCTTACAAAGTACGGAAAGTTTACTAAGGCCGACGGTCTGCCATGGTGCGGATCGTTCTGTAATTGGGTATTCCATACAGCGGGCGTAAAGATTCCATCAATGGTCTCTACAGCTGCAGGCGCGCACAAACTTAAAGAAGTAAGTCGATTCGTTACTACAGAGCCAAAGATCGGCGATTTAGCGTTTATGGACTTTCCGCATGATGGCGTCGACCGTATTAGCCACATCGGAATAGTCGTCGGAGTAAAGCCGAAGAGTGTAATTACAATCGAGGGAAACACTTCGGGAACAGGCGACCAACGTAACGGCGGAATGGTAATGATTAAAGAGCGGGCATTCGGGAGCGGTAAAGAAGTCGTAGGTTTCGGACGTCCTAAGTTCGTCGCTTACGCTGGCGATTATCCAATCGTCGAAGTACCTACTCAATCGGCAGCGAAGCCGAAGAAAGCGGAGAAAAAAGATGGAAAACTTAAAAGCATTACTAGCAAGCTGGGCGCGTAGTTTTTTAGCTGCGTCTATCGCTGTTTACATGGCTGGAGTCTCAGATCCCAAGGCGATCGGCATGGCGGGCCTTGCCGCCGTTCTGCCTGTAGTCCTACGCTGGCTAAATCCTAAAGATTCAGCTTTCGGGTTATCGGGGAAGTGACTCGGAAACTACTCGCGGGAAGTCTGGCCTTAGTCCTTTCGGTCGGGCTTTCCGCTTGTGGTTATCAGGGTTGGGTTCGCTATGAATGCCAAGAATACGAGAACTGGTCGAAGCCAGAATGCCAAGAGCCACAATGTATCCCTACTGGAACATGTACTAGCGACGTCCTTGGAGAAGAAGCTCCACAGCCCAGCCCGACGCCGTAGTCCAGAAGAAGTCCACGCGACCCTAATTCTTATAATCGGTTCAACGTTAGCGGCTGTCTTCTTAATCGTAACGCTGGGAATTACTTACGCGCTTATCTTCGTTACTCAGCCGATCGGTAATCAAGCTCCTAATGACGCTGCCTTTATTGATCTTCTAAAGACTCTCGCGATCTTCTTAACTGGATCACTCGGCGGAGTTCTAGCGGGTAATGGATTAAAGTCCAAGCCGAAAACACCAATCGACACGCCGACAACTACGCGGGAATCTTGACCTAGTCGACTTCTTACTTCACTCTTTACATCGGGAGCGCGAACGTCGCTGCCAGTATCGGGAGCAAGTAATGAACGAATTAAGTATTGTCGTAGTTATGTCTATAGCTGCGCTTCTATGGGCCACCATGACCTATTCAGTCGGTTATCGAGAAGGTGAGCGACGCGGTTATGCCCGCGGTCGAGCTGTATCACGTCACGCAGCTAAGGACGTGCGCTAATGAGCTTCTTAGACAATTACGAAGACGTAGCCGCCAGAATTGCCCGCCTATGGCTTACACACCCGACAGCTAGGGTTCAGACGAACATCGTGGACTTTAACGCGGAAAAGGGCTACGTGCTTATCCAAGCGATGATTTTTCGCGAATACGAGGATCTACACCCATCGGCTACCGATTACGCATTCGGTAACGTGGCTACTTATAACGTGAACATGAAGAAGTTTTTCGTCGAGGACACTGTTACATCGGCTATCGGTCGTGCCATAGGTCTTCTACTGGGAGCAGATAAGCGTCCTACTCGGCAGGACATGGAAAAGGTCGAGACCGTTAGCACAAAGGTAGCAAACTCAACAGCCGACGATTACGATCCTTGGACAGTTAAGTTCGGGGAAGTGCCAAGCTATAAAACAGCCGAAGAAGCAGAGCAGAGCGGAATCCCGAGTCTGGGATCTTTTATGAATGAGATCGCTAATAAACTAGGTGGCGAGTTACTTCTAGAAGCTCCAC